CCCACTTAGTTGCACCCCAAACCTTGCTTCCGACAAAGCCCATAGCTCTGCCAACAGCAGTGTCTTTGACCTTATCCCAAAGCCGACTAAAGAATCCGCCGACTTTCTTGAAGCCCTTAAGGATACCGCTACCAAGCCACTTACCGAAGTCTAGCGTGTGGCCAATGATACCTTTCCAACGGCGGTCTGGTTTCTTGTTACCAAAGAACAACCAACGCATCGCCTTAACAGGAGTCGTTTCCTTACCGCCAATAGCTAGACCTAAGCCGCTACCAAGCAATACGCCGAGAGGATTACCACCGGAGACAAGACCACCAATGAGACCACCTGCACCAACGTACTTACCCATCTTTGCAGAGTTCTTCTTGAATACCTGCCAGACTTTCTTCGGGTCACGGTTTCCGGTCAACGGATCCGACATTTCGCTAGGAGGAACACCAAAGAGAAGGGTATTCATTGGGCCAGCTACAGCGAAGTTAAAGGCACCGCCCACTGTCTGAATAAGACCGCCAGTATATCCCTTAAGCGTTCCATCAGGATTCAGTTGGCGCTTACCGACAAGAATTCGACCGATGAAGCCGTTATTCTGGAAGCTTCTTCCGGCCATACCGCCGATTAGTGCGCCAGCTAAAGAACCTTCAGGACCGAAGAGCGCACCAAGAAGGCCACCAGTTCCGGCTCCAATCACGGTAGACTTATTGTTCTTGTATACATCCTTCATGAAGTCTAACGGGTGCTTCATGAACTCCAGACGATTTTTCTTGAAGCGCTTGCCAGCTTCGGCACCGCCAATCATGGCTACAGCAGAGTCAGCTACACGGCTAAGGACACCTTCCTTTTCCATGTTCCCGTCTTTGTCTTTCTTTCCGAAGAGGAACTGACGGAACTTTTCGTTCTGCTTGATTTCGCCAATAGCACCACCTGCAAAGGCTCCGAGTAACGGGCCACCCGGCAAGAAGAAGCTAGCAGCAAGGCCGATTCCGGCACCCTTGGAGATACCCGGAAGATCTTCACGAAGACCTGTCTTGATAGCCCCAAGGTTAATATCGTGACCCTTGATATTCACGGTATCACCGAGAATAAGCTTCTGCATCGGATTCCAGATACTTTCTTGAGCTTGATCTAAAAGCTCACTAGTCAACGAAGTCTGGTTGGCATCCTTGATAGCGCCACGAAGCTCAGAGTGCTTGAAGTTAGACCCTGCCATTTTAGCACGGAGCGCACGGCCCTTAGCCTTGGTATCCATGCTAGCAGTGTATCTGCCATTCTTAGCCATCTGGAAGCTTTTGGCTAGCGTGTACTTAGAAGCTCCCGACCTGCCTGTCATAGACGCAAGTTCTACAAGAGCGCCAAGCTGTTCATCAGACAAGCCAGAAATATCAACAGCACCACCGTTAGCATAACCAAGGCGCATAGCTTCAAGTTTGTTGATCAAGCTCTGGCCTTTCGGTGTACTAACGACTTCTTGAGGAACAACGTATTCGCCACGATGGACAATACCTGCTACGTCGTACTTTCCGCCAAGTCCAGTATAACCACCGCTTGCGAAGATTCCGCTTTCAGTATTGTTCTTATTGAGATTCGCTTCGTTAATCTCGCTTAAACCAGCTCGGACGCCATTCTCAAATTTGCTGTAGTCCTTATTGGTAGAAATAGAAAAGTCATTTTTTCTTTTAGCTTCAAGGAGCTTAGAAATAACGGCTTTCTTAATCTTGCCTTCTTCGGATTTCGGATCATCTCCGAAGATATTAATAAGGCGATTCAAAACAGCATCTTTGGCCTTTAAGAATCCGACCTTGCCTCCGGCTTTAGCAGTTTCAAGCGCTGCATCACCGTAGTTAGCGGCTATCTGTGCGCCGCTATTATAGAATTTCAGGAAGCCTTGTACAATTTTGGAATCCATATCGCTGTCAGAGAGATCTCCCTGATCAACGATAGAAGACATCGTTCTGAGAAGGTCTTCAGTAGGAGTCGAACCTTCCATTCTGGATTTAAGGTTACGGGCAATCCTTACATACTTCTGTCTAGCTGCTCTGCTGTTCAGGCCATTCTTCTTGGCATATTCCTGAATCTTAGCATAGCGAGAACGGTACTTCGATTCCTTAGCTCCGGCTGCATCAGACGATGCTGCAATATCGCTTAAGTCGAATGTACGGCTAAACCCTTCAAGCTGAGATGAAAGTAATTCTCCGGCGGCGGAACCTTGAAGCTTAATAGACAAGAAGTCCTTGAAGTAGTCGATCTTAGAGAAGTTCAACATTCCAAGGCCGCTTTTGCGTTCGGCTTTTTGCTTTCTGCTAAAGACTTCAAGTTCGCGGATAAGAGCTTCTGGAGTGGTACCAGCTTGTCTAACTCTTTCAGCGTTGTCCTTGATCCACTTCTTAGCTACTTCGATCTTAGTAGCATCACGGGCATCAATAGCTTCAATGCTCTGGGTTTCGCCAATTCCATAGAAATCTTGGTCGCTTGCTCCGGCCATTTTAGACACAGCACGGCGGTTATTGATGTAAGAGAATTTTTCTCGTTCGAAGGAAGCAACAAAGGCTTGCTGCCTTTCCTTCGGCATCATGTCAAGGGCCTTCTTAACTTCGCGGCCTAACCAAGTCGGATTCTTGGCATTAACAAACTCACTAAGGCTTCGGCCATTAGTAGCGTTCAGAAGTTCAAAAGCAACCTTGTACTTCCACTCTTCACGTTCGTCTTTGGACAAATCCTTTCTAGAACTGTTGACGATATTTTCCGCAAGCTGAAGAGCCATTGGCATATCAGTCAGAGTCTGAAGGTTCTTCTGCTGAAGCTTACCTACGGTTGTCCACTTGCTTGATTCCCAGTCGTAAGTCTTGTTGCTCTTATGTAGGTCTTCAAGGGCTTTACCCGAGATATTGCTGTTCTTAGCAATTAGAGACCTGATGTCACTAAGAAGCTCGGGAATGACATGGACGATAGAACGGCGTGTAATACCATCAAACGGTACCGGGCCTTTCTCGTACTTGTTGGCATTAGGCCTGAGATCCGCTTGGGTCTTGACACCGAAGAATCTCATGAGCTTGGCAATCGGGCCACTTCCACGAACGTTCGACATCTGGTTCAAGAGAATCTGGCCGATGCCTTCGGTCATGTCCGTTAGCTTCTTAATAGTAGCAAAGAACGGAATAGACATCAAAGCCGAGCCTAAGCCCATCTTTAGCATTCCGCCCGGAGTAAGAAGCCCCTTAGCCATGCGCATCATTTCGAGGTTGAAAGTATCTTCGAACTTTTCGTGAAGTCCCTTGATATACAATCTCAAATTAAATTCGCTGTCGCCATCGCCAAAGAGCTTTTCAATCTGGCTCGGAGAAAGCGAAGTATCTTTAGCGGCCATGCCCTTAGCAAGATTCTCTGTATTAGCCTTAATACTTCCGAGGAGTTCCAAACTCGTGGCATAGTAACGGTTATTAGCTTCTTCGATTCGAGCAAGACGTTCGTCAATCTCTTTACCGAAGGTGTAATTCACCATTGTACCGCGTTCTACAGCAGAAGTAGTCTTTGCGGAACTGGCCATAGCCGCGCCAGCTATAAATTGGCTACCTGCGTCAAAAGAGCTGCTATCATCCTTAAAGATGTTTACATTGGTAATACCCTTAGCAGGGGCTGAAGAGTCGCCCTCTTCACCAAAGTCGTCCATTCCGCCTAAGTCGAAGTCGTCGCCAGACTTTTTCTTGCCTTTCTTCTTGCTTCCTTCGTCTTCGAAATCTCCGAATAAGTCATCTTCGCCAATGTCAAAGTCAGAGGTATCGATGCCCATAGAAGCCATCATAGCTTTTTCTTCGGCATCACGGTCATAAAGCTTACCGGTCTTTAACGCTTTCTTAAGGTTTCCAAAGATTCCCTTAATGTCGTTAAAGTCTTTCTTATAGCCTTCGATAATGCCCTTAATCCCAGTGTCTTCACCGTTAGAAGGGTCTTTAACAAAGTTAACTATATTCTTTGCACCCGGCATTTCGTCGCCGATAGCGTCCGGTACAGCTTGCTTGAAACTGCGAATAATATTTCTGAGGTAACTCTTACGCATAGTATATACCAATTAGTGTCAATACAGAGTTGTCATGATGACTTTGGGGCAAAAAATAAAAGGCCCATAAGGGCCTTGAGTTATTTGAGTTCAAGCGTCTTAAGAATGATCGTAGCCTTCTGCAATGGGAGCTGAATGTCTAACAGCTTTCTCGAAGAAGCGAGCTGGTCATCGGACATCAAGCCGCAAGACAATTCTTCTGCGATCTCTTCGTCTGATAATCCAAAGAAGCCATAAGCATCACTGTTGATAGAGTGGTCGCTTAAGCTAGACACCAAGAATTTCTCTTCCAAGAAGTCTGTAAGATAAGTCAGCTCTGCATCGTCACGGTTATACTTAGACTTGAACGGAGTTTCCTTTTCTGGGCGTGGCATGAAAAACGGAGAAGCTATAGCCAAAGTTGAATCCGAAGGTATCAGCTCAGACTTGATTCTCTGCAATTCTACCAAAGCCTTTTTGTATTCATCCTCGGTCAGATTCTTGCTCATGTTCGGAGTGAAGATCTTTTCCGGATTAGGAATTGAGTTTTCATCAACTTCCAAAAGGTGCTTCAAAGACGGATGCCACCAGTTATTCTTG